GATGCCTATCACGCCAAGGAGGAGCGCGATGGCGTCACGATCAAGGACGTGCCGGTGCATGATTGGAGTAGCCACTACGCTGATGCCTTCTCGCTCTCTCACCAAGCCATTAAGCGTGGGATGGTGCTCGACCGATCCGCGATACCCCGGAAGGCCGAGCGGGGCGAAGCGTCCAGAGTGGTGGCAGGATTCCGAGGGGGTGGATTCGGAAAGGTCCGGCGATGAAACGCGAACTGGAACTCCAAATCCTAGACCTCTACCGGCGCTACCCGCAGTCGCGATCCTTCTCGGAGGAAGTCGAATTGACCGCATGGAATGGCGTGGTCATCAACACCCACGACTTCTTCATGCTCGCCCGCCCGGTTGACATTCACGACCCGCAGGAACGGTGGCGAGATGCCGCACACACATACCACAGGTTGTGTCAGAACTGCTGGCTGATCACAATATATTGTGGTATCAGTCAAAATAATCCTTGCCATTTCGCTCCTTACACCCTTCCTTTGATCGCATGGAGTCGTCGGAATCGACCGCTCCGAATTTACGAAACCTCGAAAATCCAACCACGATGCGACTCACTGACCACACTCTCAACCCCATCCTCTCGCCCGTCCTAGCTTGGTTCGGAGGTGGAGGTTCAAAGGGTCCAAGCAGTTCAGAAAAAGCCGCAGCCGCAGCGCAAACTGCCGCTGCCGAGAAACGCGCAGAGGAGCAGGCCGCGATGATGAAGGAGCAGATGCGTGTGCAGGCCGAGCAGGCCGAAGAGCAGAAGCGCCAGCAGGAACTCACCATGGCCAAAATGGAGGCCAATAAAGCAGCCCCCGGCGCTCGCGTGGATCAGAACGCCCCCGATGACCAACTGCCCGCCGCGCAGCGCAGGAAAGGCATGCGCCGAAGCATTCTTGCCGGGGAGAGTAACCAGATGGGATATGATTCCAGCAAGCAGTCCACTCTCGGTTAGTTTTGACTGATACCCGATGAACGGCAACAATCCCGAACTCGCCGACAAGGTCATTCAGCGGCACGCTGAGTTGGTCCATGCGCGTGCGACTTGGGAGTCACTCTGGGAGGACATCGCCAAGTATGTGATGCCTCGCAAGGCGGGCATGTTCACGCAAAACACATCGCCCACCACGGAAGATGAGTCGCAACTCTTCGACGCGACTGCGGTGAGAGCGAACATGATTCTGGCCAATGGTCAACTGAGTTGGATGACGCCACTCGAAAGCCGGTGGTTCAGCCTTGAACCTCCGAAATCCATGGAATCTGAGGACGAGGTCGAGCAGTGGTTCAAGCGTTGTACCGAGGTCATGCAGGCCGAACTGAGCCGATCCAATTTCTACACGGAAATCCACGAACTCTATCTGGACCGTGGATGCTTCGGGACCGCTGCGATTCTTGTCGAGGGAGGTAAGAACAACTCACTCAACTTCACCAAGCTCGACATGGGATCGTTTGCGATCTCTGAAGATGACGAAGGCTATGTCGATACACTCTCCCGCGAGTACGAGATCACGGCTCGGCAGGCCGCACTCAAGTTCGGCATCGAGGCGCTCACCGAGGCGATGCGGAAGGATTTGGAGCGCCCGAACAGCAACAAGAAATTCACCTGCATCCATCTCATATCTCCTCGCGGACCGGGCGAGATCGAGGATGGCAAGCGTGACGGGGCCAACAAGCCCTACGCTAGTGTCTATGTGGAGAAGGCGACCAAGCACGTTTTCCTCAAATCGGGATTTGATGAGCAACCGTTCTTTGTCACCCGCTACCTCAAGTGGAAAAACAGCGAGTGCTACGGCTATAGCCCAAGCTGGACGGCGCTTCCCGAATGCAAGCAACTCAATTTTTTAGAGAAGCAACTCGATTCTCTGGCAGAGATTCACGCCTTCCCGCGCATCCTCATCCCTGCTGGGTTCGATGGCGACATCGACCTGCGTGCGGGAGGCGTGACGTATTTCGATCCGAACAACCCGCAGGCCACCCCGAAGGAATGGGGAACAGGCGGGCGCTACGACATCGGCGTCGAGCGGGCTGAAGGAAAACGCAAGGCGATCAACGAAGCGTTCCATGTGGACCTCTTCCAAATGTTCGCTCAACTCCAAAAGCAGATGACCGCTCGCGAAGTCGCCGAGCGTGCGAGCGAAAAGCTCATCCAATTTTCTCCGACCTTTGCCCGTCTGACGACCGAGCTATTCAATCCGCTCCTTCGCCGGGTCTTCGCGATCCTTGCGCGTGCTGGCAAGTTCCCGCCTCCTCCAGAGGCTTTCCAGATGACCGGCATGGTCCCAGACCCAGAGGTCGCCTACAACTCGCGGATCGCACTTGCGATCAAGTCGCTCGAGAATGCCGCCTTCATTCGCACCAGCGAGATGCTCCTGCCATTTGCCAATCTGCGCCCGGAGATGCTGGACAACTTTGACTTTGACGAGATCACCCGTGACATGGCCCGCAACGATGGCCTGCCAGCCCGCTGGCTCATGGATGAGGAAATGGTCGCTCAGACCCGCGCCCAACGAGCGCAGGCCGCACAGGCCCAAGCGCAGGCCGAGCAGATGGAGCGTCAAGCCGCAGCCATCGGCAAGGTCGGTGGCGTGAAGCAAGACTCGGCCATCGCTCAAATGCTCCCCGGTATGGCATGATGGCTCCCGAAGACAAATCTGCCGCCCTCAAGCGTGAGCGTGAGCGCCAGCGCCTCACCAATGCCTACCACCGTGTATTCAATACGAAGGATGGCGCACTCATTATCGCGGACATCAAGCAGCAATTCGCGACCGACTCGCAGGTCTTTCTCCCCGGCTACGATTTCAACCCTGTGGTCGCCGCCCTTCGCGATGGTCAGAGAGGCGTTCTCATCCACATCGAGACGATGCTTCGCCGCCCTGTGATTGCCGATGGCGACATCGAAACACCCAAACGCAAAGTCATCAAAAAATGAGCAAGAAAAACACCGACATCCCACCCCGCCCCGAAATGGACCCCATGCTCGGAGACAAGACCATCGAGCTTGTCGAATGGCTTCGCGACTATGCTCCAGAGGAATTCCAAAAGACCTACGCCGGTCGCGAGACCCATCTCGGCTACCACCCCGAAGAGTAGGGGTGTATTGACTGATACCTAATTTATGGAAGACACCACCGACACCTCCTCCGAGCAGAGTTTGCTCGACACAGGAGCCGCCACCAACGCCGAAGCGCCTAGCGCAACGGAGACAACAACCGCAACGCAACACACAGGCTACGTCAACCCGGACGGCACATTTGCCGATGGTTGGACGAATAACCTCCCGGAGGATTCTGCCGCCTACAAAGACACGCTCAGTAAATACAAGAGCGTTCCCGACATGGCCAAGGCGCTCGCGAATGCGAATGCGCTGATCGGAAAAAAGCTTGGAGTGCCGAATGAGAAATCCTCACCCGAAGAGGTCGCCGCATTTCGTCGTTCGCTCGGAGTTCCCGATACCATTGACGAGTACAAGTTCGCTCCCGATGCGCTCCCAGAGGGCATGACATGGGATGACAACAACGTCAAAAACTACGCTGAGATCGCCCACAAGCACAACATCCCGCCCTCCGCGATGAAGGCGCTAGTGACCGAACACGCGAAGATGGAGCATTTCAAAATGCAGGGCATGCAGGCGCAGATTGAGAAGCAGCATGTCGATGCAGTGAACACCCTCAAGAAGGAGTGGGGAGGGGAGTTTGAAAAGAACATCGGACTCGCCAAGCAGGCCGCGAAGATCGCGGGCGTCAATGCAAACTCACAGGGATTTGCGGACCCCGAAGTCGTGCGTGGATTCGTTCGCTTGAGCCAGATGATGAGCGAGGACAAGGTCGGGCGCTCGATGAGTGGCTCAGAGTTTATGACCGGCTCGGCCCGCGCCAAGGACATCATGTCGAATCCCGACAATAGCTGGCACAAGCGGTACATGGAGGGCGACCGCGAGGCCGCGACTCTGGTGACCGGACTGCTCAAGCAGGGATAACAATTTCGCGGGGTGGAGAAAAGGTATCTTGCAAGGCCCATACCCTTGAGTTCCGGGTTCGACTCCCGGCCCCGCAACATTTTTGAAAATATGTTTTGACTGATACTAAATCGGGCTGAAACGTAAATCCGTCAGAGCAGACACCTCCTTGTTGAGCCTGCTCCCTAATTACCCGCCGCCGCTGACCCCACACGGGACACTCGGAGAGCGAAGGGAGCAGAACAAATCCATCAGTTTCGACTGATACCAACCCAACTCAACAAAAGGAATAAAATGGCCGCTACAGACCTCAACGGTGTTCTCACGAACATCCCCAATCACTTCACAACCCAGTTCGATAGCAACTGGAAACACCTCGTTCAGCAGAAAAACAGCAAGCTGAAAGAATACGTCACCATCGATTCCATCGAAGGTAAGGAAAAATCCTACAATCAAATCGACGCAACTTCGATGACGCAGATCACGGATCGCTCACGCGAGACCCGCATCACTGATCAAGCGATGGCCAAGCGTTGGATTCGCCCGCAGCAATACGACTGCGCCAAACTCGTTGACGAGTGGGATGAGCAGTTCCTCGGCGAAGTCGTGCTTCCAACAAGCCCAATCATCCAATCGCATTCCCAAGCTTACGCTCGCACTTGTGACACGATCATCATTAAAGCTCTCGGAGGAGATGCCTACACCGGCACGACCGGCACAACGCCCACCGCATTGCCAGCAACCCAGAAGGTCGCTGTCAACTATGTGGAATCCGGCACTGCTGCCAACAGCGGATTAACTATCGCAAAGCTCCGTGCCGCGAAGTTCCTCTTCGACAGCAACGAAATTGACGAGGAAGAGGAGCGCATCATGGTTGTGTCCGCCAAGCAACTCCAAGACCTGCTCCGCACGGTCGAGGCGACATCGGCAGACTACAACAGCGTGCGCGCTTTGGTGGACGGGGCTTTGAATACCTTCATGGGATTCAAATTCCGCCGCAGCCAACTCCTCACCAAAGTCTCCACTGTTCGTTCCTGCTACGCCTACGTCAAGTCGGGCGTGATCTTGGCCGAGCGTGGACTCAAGACTCACATGGACGTCCGCACGGACCTCTCGCACTCCCTTCAAATCCGCTCCGTGGCCAGCCTTGCCGCTGTCCGCATGGAAGAGAAGAAGGTCGTCGAGATCGCTTGCGACGAAGCTTAATTCAAGCACCCCGCTGGCAGACCGGGACAATGTCTGCCACCCACTTTTTTAACTCTCTGTACCTGCCTCAATGACGGACGTTCAAATCTGCAACTTGGCCCTCGCTCGACTTGGTGATGCTCGTATCACCACGCTCGCCGATGCGACCGCGCAGGCGCAGTATTGCACGCTCTTCTACACGCAGACCGTAGCCGAACTCCAAGCCGAGTTCGATTGGCAGTTCTGCCGCAAGCTAGTCAACCTCACCAGCAGCACGACACCGCTCGGAGGTTACACTTTCCAGTACGCTCTCCCCGCCGACTACATCCGATCCATCCGCCTCGCCAACATCGACGAGAGCGAGAATTTCGGACAATGGGAAATCCTCGGTTCTTCCCTCCAAACCAATTTCGCCTCTCCCGTCACGTTGGATTACATCGCCAACATCGCGGATACCACCAAGTTCCCTGCGATCTTCACTGAGCTACTTGCCGTCAAGCTCGCAGGCGTCCTTGCCATGCCACTCACTGGCAGCAAAGACCTCTTCAAGCAATGCGTGGAACTCTACATGGCCATGCTCGGCAAGCCTGCCTTCCAGTATTCCACGGAAAGAACAGCCGCCCCTCGCACTTCTTCGGGAACGCTGACCTCTTCAGAGATTTGCCGTCAAGCCCTTCTGCGTGTCGGTAGTGCTGATGCCTTCAAACCCTTTGGTCAACCCATGGCTATTGCTGCCAGCCTCTACGACCAGACACGCAACGAAGTGCTGTCCGACTTCGACTGGCAGTTCGCTCGATTTCAGTCTTCCCTCCCAGCGGATGCGACTCCTCCCGCATTCGGTTACACGACACGATATCTTCTCCCACAAGGCACGCTCAAAGTTCTTCGCGTCAATGGCGTGGACGAGGATGAAAACTTCGGAAACTGGGAACTCGTCGCGGGATACATCCACACCAATTTCTCCACCCCCATTAAAGTAGAGACGACTCAGATTGTCGCAGACGCCAGCAAGTTTCCCCCCGTCTTTACTAACATGCTCACGGTGACTTTGGCCATCAAGCTCTCGCAACTCATCGAAAGTAATGCCCAATGAAATCCGAGGAACTCTTTAAAGAACTAACATTCCTCGCTTCTAAGCCCTCGCTCAAGAGCGCAATCGAGGCCCGCGCCTCCTCGCGTCCATCGACTGCGCTCACCGAGGACGAACTCTGCCGCCAAGCGATTCTGCGGGTCGGCACTGCCGAGCAGTTCGGCCCCTCCTCGCAGGCGATGCTTCTTGCGAAGTCGCTCTACCCACAGGTGCGCGATGCCATGCTCCTAGCCGGATCGTGGACGTGGGCCATGAAGAGCGGGACCGTCATCGAGACCCTGCCTCGCCCAGAGTACAAATGGAGTTATCGCTTTGCGATCCCATCCGACTGCCTGCGCGTCTTCCGGGTCAACGACTACGACTATTCCACCGGCGATTCCTCATGGGAGGTCGCAGGCAACTTTGTTCTCTCCAACGCCGATTCCGGCACGCCCGCTTGGGTCGTAGACCGCTCCTACGAGGTCGGCAATGCCGTTTCCAATAACGGAGTCGTCTACCGATGCCTCCTTGCCGGAACGACAAAACAACCTGGCTCAACTGCGGGATGGACAACCGACTGGGATGTCTGGTTAGGCAAGGCCATCACGCTGGAATACGTCCGCAAGGTCACCGATGTCACATTGTTTGACTCGCTCTTCATCGACCTCCTCACGGCCAATCTGGCGTCCAAGCTTGCCATTCCGCTCACTGGCGATGCCAACAAGGCTCTCCTCCTTGCCAAGGACAGCGATTCCCTTGCCAAAAATCCTGCCATGCGCCGGGACTCGACCGAGCGCAAGGGTCGCATCAAGCCCGCTTGGATGAGCAGCAAACTCGTCTCCTCCCGCAACGGCGGCGATGGCATCGATGCCTCGCAGTCTTCGGGTGGTGGTCCTGCTGGAGGAGTCAGCTACCCCTCACTGCTCGTCACCGTGGGAACGGTCACGAACCTACCATCGGGGTCCACACCTACGGTCACGAACACGGGCCTAAACGACACCGCTGTCTTGAACTTCGGTCTACCTCAAGGCCCAATCGGGGTATCCAATACCCTTTCCATTGGTTCTGTCGCGCCGGGAATCGTTGCTTCAGCTTCCATCACTGGCACTGCTCCGAATCAGACGCTCAATCTTGTCCTGCCTCAAGCGAGCTTGATTTCCACCACAAAGACACGCCTCACCGGGGATGGCGTCATAAAGACATTTCTCATTAACGGTCTGAAGTCGAGCGATCCCAATCATGTGATTGTTGCCATCAATGGCGTGCTTCAAGAACCGACCACCGACTACCTCGTCAATCAAGGCGCAGGAACAATCACCTTTGCCTTAGCCATACCAAATAAAGCCAAAATCGTAGTTGTCGCCCTTGGCCTTTACTCGCCGACCACCCAACGCGATCCCGATCTTTACATCCACGCCTTCGGTATCAATGCCGCCGGTACATTTAGCTATTACGGGGTCATGTTGAATTCTTTTATCCCAACCACGGGATTATCAGCGGATGTTGCTAAGTGGGAGATCACTCGATCTACGCTCACCTCGAATGGGGCAATCACATCCACCGCCAAGGCAATCAATGTCACTTGGACTAACCGGGAGACCGCCACCTACGCATGACGACGATCACCGAATCCAACATCACCCAGCAACTGGACCTCTCCCAGTTCACGCTTGTTTTGCCGGACGACAGCATCAAGCAGATTGTCATCTACCCGACCTACGCCGATTTCCCAGTTCCCGGAAAGACCGCCCGCATCTACCACGCGCAGGACACTCACGTTCAATGGCTTTGGAACGAGGAGAGCGATACCTACCGGCTCATGCTCGAAACCATCGACTGCGGACAATTCTAGTTACCCCCAAAACAACAACACAAACCCAACAAAACCAACACAATAAATCAAATGGCGAATCCAATCATCAAAATCAAACGGGGCAGTGGTCAGCCTCAAAGTCTGCAACTCTCTGAGTTGGCGTATGATACACTAAACAAGTCACTTTTCATCGGAACGGCAGAAGGCGTTCTCGCGATTGGTGGCGAAAACGTCTTTGCGAAAAAGACTTACGCAGATTCCGCGGTCAGCGCAGAAGCCTCGCTTCGCTCCGCAGCGGACTCGACACTCACCTCAGCAGTCTCAGCAGAGGTTTCGCGTGCAACTGCCGCTGAAGGAGTAGTTTCTGCAAATTTGGCAACAGAGATCAGTGATAGAACCTCGGCAGTGTCCTCCGTGACATCCTCGCTGAATTCGGAAATCACCCGCGCCCAAGCCGCTGAATCCACACTCACCTCGGCAGTGAGCGCAGAGGTTTCGCGTGCGACCGCCGCTGAAGTGGCTCTCGGCGTCCGCATCGACAATGTCCTTTCCAACGTTGACGGCGCAGCCCTCGACAGCTTGACCGAAGTTGTTTCTGCCTTCCAAGCCGCCGATGGCACTATCAACGGAGCGATCACTAGCCTCGCCGCCAGCGCATCGAGCGCCCTCGCAGCCGAAGTGACCCGTGCGACAGGTGCGGAATCGACCATCACGACTGCCGCAACGGCCCTCGCTGGTAGAGTGACGACCGCAGAGAGCGACATCAACGCCCTCGAAACCGACCTCGCCGCAGAGGTGAGCGCCCGCACCAGTGCTGTTTCCTCAGAAGCTTCCGCAAGGACTTCTGCCGATTCCGCGCTCGGAGTTCGCATCGACGATGTGGTTTCGGCTGCAACGTCCCTCACATCACGAGTTACCGCCGCAGAGGCAGACATCCTCTCAGAAGCTTCCGCAAGGACTTCAGCGGATTCGGCATTGAGCAGCCGTGTTTCGGCCCTCGAAAGCACCATCGACGGAGGCACTTACTAGTCCTTCCACCGCCTCCGGGGTTCGATCCCCCGGAGGCAACCCCATTCCATAATGGCCACCATCATTCCCAAAAAATCCACGGTAGCAGGCAAAGTCCCGACGACTAGCGATTTAGGTCTCGGAGAGATTTGCCTTAATCACGCTGACCACATCCTCTATTCCCGCCATCCGGGTACGGGAGCGGTGTATGCCATCGGAGGAGGAAGCGCAGCGGTCGAGCGATTCTGGGCCTTCGCCTTGAGCGGCAATACCGTCTACCTCGCCAGCATTTCCACATCCGACTTTCCTTCCAACGGAAGCGTCTATGACGTGACCACTTGGGACATCAACAAAACAACAACCAATGACAATGGAGACGTAGTCTCCGAAAGCTCCGCAATCGGCGCTTGGAATAACAAACAAAACCTCACCTACGCATAAACCTATGAACGCATCCAATCCACTCCAAATCGACGGCAAACAATACCCGAAACTCTCGCTCAATTTGGCCATATCGGGCCGTTATCTGGGCGATGGTTCTTCAGACGCCAATGTCGCCATGCGCCTTGTCCCGACCCGCCTCGAAAACGGCGAGGTCATCACCGCCGACGAGTCTGCCATCGGCATTGCACTCGGCTCACTGGCTGGCAGCGACGAAGCTACCCAGCAAGCTATCGCCGCGATCCAAGCCGCGCTTCAATCCTACCTCCAAGCGAAAGGACTCTAAGTTATGGCACTCATCACCTCTGCCGCCAGCGGCAATTTTAACGCCACCTCCACATGGACCGGAGGCGTCATCCCCGGAGTTGGCGACGAAGCCCGCGCCTCGGTCGGCCACACCATCACGCTCACGGACAACGCGACCTGCGCCGAAATCTCGAATGCGGGGACAGGAAAATTCGTCATCAATGGTGGAGTGACTCTATCCGCAACGGTCTCAATAAAAAGCACAACTGCTTCACTTTTAGAATTTAATTCTGCTTCTCCTGCCATTTGCTATATCGTTGGAAATGTAACTGCATCAACAACAAATGCATTAATTTACGGAATAAACAACTTATCCAGTGGAACCGTTAATGTCACGGGCTCTGCGACAGGATCATCCGGCGCAAACTCCGCCGCTATAAATAATAACAGCGGAGGAATAGTGAATGTAACCGGCAATGTGAGTGGAGCAAACTCGGCCGCTGTTAGGAACAACGCTTCGGGAACAATCATCGTCGTAGGCAATGTGGAAGCCACTACCGGATCTGGTAATGGAATTTTGAACGCCAGCACTGGCGTGGTCCAAGTCGTCGGGGCCATCACCGCATCCACAAGTGTACCTGCGATTTCTTCCACAAATGCGAGCTCCGTCGTTCGCGTCAGTGGCTCATTCATCCACGCAGTTAACGGCCAAGTGCCTGTCAACAGCTCGAAAATATTGCTCTGGAGCACGCCGTCAAACTCGATGACCCGCTACGCACTCAACGGCATCGGCACCTATGTGGATATGTTCACCGCAGACAACTCGCTCGGCCAAGCCAACCCGAGCGATGTCAGAACCGGCGTGAGCTACGCCAGTGGAAGCCTCACCGGATCGCTCACCGTCCCCGTGCGTGGCACGATCAGCTACGGCGTCACCTACGGCCCCGCCATGCCATTCACGGCTACGCGCAGCGGCACGACCGCGACGGCCACGCTGGCCTACAGCCACCCCTACCAAGTCGGCGACACCTTCACGGTCACAGGAGCTTTTTTCTCCGACTGGAATGGCGACTACACGGTGGCCTCGGTCGTTTCCGGCACATCAATCACCTTCAGTGTGCCTGCTACCCTTCCAGCCGCGACCGGCGCGGGTGCCGTCCTTCAGACTAAAGGCGCCGCCGTCCTAGACGGAGCCAGCGTTGCCTCTGCCGTGTGGAGTGCTGCAGCCCGCACGCTCACCAGCGCCAGCGGACCGACAGCCACCGAGATTCGGCAGGAGATGGACGCCAACAGCACCAAGCTCGCAAACCTCGACGCCACCATATCCAGCCGCCTCGCGCCATCCGGCACGCTGGCAACCGTGACCACCCTCACCAACGCGCCAACCGTGCCAACCGCATCGGCCATCGCCACACAGGTCCGCACGGAGCTGGCCACCGAACTCGCCCGAGTGGACGCCGCCGTGAGCACACGCCTTGCAAGCTCGGTCAGCACAAACATCACGGCCATCAAAGCGAAAACAGACCTGCTCAATACCGACAGATTGGCCCAGTGCGCCACGACGAGCATCGTTGGATCACTCATCGCGCAATCCAACTCATGAGCATGGATAACTTCAAGAGCGCAGCCTGCGGCCTCATCGGCAGCGCGACCTCTCTTGGCGCTGCGGCGTACTCCCTCCTTCCGCACTTGGAAGCGGGGATGCGCCTCGCCTCGGTCACGGTCGGCCTCGCAGTCGGCCTCGCCACTTTGGTCAAAGTCCTACGCGACCTCCGAAAGTAACACATGCCGAAATTCGACTTTTATCCAAGTTTTAACGCCGGTGAAGTCTCACCGATGGTGGACGCCCGCACGTCCTTGGATAAATATCGCTCGGCCTGCCGGACTCTGGAAAACTTCGTGATCATGCCCTACGGAGGGGCCATCCGCCGACCCGGCACGCAGTACATTGGCACGACGAAAACCTCGGACACGCAGAGTCGTTTGATCGGGTTCAATTTTTCGACCACGACCCGATTCGTGATCGAGCTAGGCGTGGGCTACCTGCGCGTCTGGAATCCCTCTGGCACATTGCAAACCATTTCCGGGACAGCGACCGAACTCGCCACTCCGTATGCCGCCGCTGATCTGCGCGAAATCCAGTACTGCCAGATCAACGACATTATGTATTTCGCCCACGCGAACTATCCTCCTCGCAAACTCACTCGCGTGTCGGATACCCACTGGACGTTTGAGCAAGTCCAATTTGAATACCCTCCGGTACTCGATAGCTCGGACAATCAAACGAAGTTGTACACAATAGCTTCCAACTATGCTTTTGCTTCTGGAGTCTCATATTTTAAAGACTCCAATGTTTTACCACTTTATTGGACTGCCTCAGTTTCCTATGGTGTGAACGATTGGGTTTACATCACACCGGTCGTTGGAACCGGTGTATATAAGTGCCACACCGCCCACACTTCTACGGCGACATTTGATGCCTCGAAATGGACTTTGATCTCCCCAACGAGTTTTGTTTTTCGGGTCTTAAAAGATTTTACCGCGACCACATTTCCTGCGGCGATAGCGGCAGGGAATATCTCGTCCCTTCCATTGGCCTCCAACCAAATGGGAACGATGATAGCCAGCATTCCTTTTACCGGGTATATCGGTTCGCAGATCGAGTTGAAATGGCAGAATTCCAATCTCTACAAGCAGATCGAAATCGTCGGCAACTTTGAAAGCGAAACGCTCCTTGTCGATGGGGCTTGGGATTTCGAGACATCCGGCACATGGGGAGCAACGATCCAAATCCTGCGCGTGCCTGCCGAGATCATGCAGGCGGGAGTCATCGCTGGCCTTGGCGTTCCCGTTGGTGGCACGGGCATCGAAGTCTACCAACCAAACCACGGTTGGGCAGATGGCGACATCATTTCCGTGCGGGGGGATTATTCCGCACCGAATGCCACGATTTATTCCGTGACGACGAACACCTATCGCTACAATGTCGTGACCGCTCCCACTCGCACTGGTTATCGCGATGTCTTCCCGGAGAATCTCACGCAAATGGAAATCGTCCGCGAGTACATCGTGGACAACGACAAAAACATCATCACCTCTGGAACGGAAGATAGTCTCTGCGGCCTCAAAATCGTCATCACCAATGCGCAAAAGATCGCTTCTAACTGGGCCGCAAGTAGGGTTTATGTGGTCGGCGACTTTGTCTACTCTGGCGGCAAGACCTACTACTGCGTGCTAGCGCACACTTCGACGGCATCCTTCGATGCCTCTAAATGGACCACGCAACAGGTTCCCAATGCTCGCATCGATAGCTCAACCAAGATCATCGGCGGGGTCGCGACCATCACCTCATCTAGCACTATCAACGTAGACAAGTGGCTCGGACCTCTCGCTGCCTCTGGTGCAAAAACTAAGTTCTGGCAATACGGAGCCTTCAACGCGACCAGCGGTTACCCTCGCTCGGTGTGCCTGCATGAGCAACGTCTCTGTTTCGGAGGAACCAAAGCGCAACCCAACACGATTTGGTGCAGCGCCATTGGCGACTTTGAAAACTTTGAACTCGGAGTCAATGCCAGCGATGCCGTGCAATTCACGCTCGCGGCAAGCGAAGGGAACCGCATCAACTGGATGTTCTCGCAATCTGAAATGCTCGTCGGGACATCCGGCGACGAGTGGACTATTGGCGCAGCGGATTCCGCCTCGGCGCTCTCGGCCACCAACGTCAAGACCCGCAGGCAGGCCAGCTACGGGAGCAAGTACATGCGAGCCGCGATGGTCAACGATGTCCTGCTTTTCGTCCAACGCAACGGACGCAAGGTCCGCGAACTCGTTTACGAACTCAATAAGGACGGTTGGGTCGCTCCCGATCTGACACTCCTAGCCGAACACATCACGGTCGGCGAGATCGTCGAGGTCGCCTACCAACAACAACCCGACGCCATCCTCTGGTGCGTGCGAGGCGATGGCACGCTCATTGGCATGACCTACGAGCGCGACCAGAAGGTTGTGGGCTGGCATCGGCACACCATCGCCGACAATGCCGATGTCGAGTCGGTCGCCACCATCTACGGAAACCAAACCGAGGATGAGGTCTGGATGGTCGTCAAGCGCACCGTCTCCGGGCAAACCTACCGCACCATCGAGCGGTTCCCGCTGCTATGGCGCACGAATTTCGACAACCAGACGAGCGCCTCATACCGCTACCTCGATGGGCATGTGGCCTTTGCTTCTGGTGCTGCCAACCGCAGCGTGACAGGTCTCTCGCACCTCAATGGCAAGACGGTCACCATCGTGCAAAATGGAACACTCACCGGCACTGCTGTCGTGTCTGGAGGAGCGGTCACCGTTCCCCAAGCCGCCGCAGGCTATGTCGGCCTGCCCTACACCAGCACGCTCACACCCATGAAGCTCGACATGGACCTAGAAGACGGGTCATCGCAAGGCCGCAAGAAGCGCATCCACAAGGTCGTCGTCCGCACGCTCAAAAGCCAAGGCGGCGAAGTGCGGGTGAATGCCGGGCAGTGGTACGACCTCGCCAGCGCCCTCAC